AAAGGGTCATTTGTTGAGGTTCGATACAATACAACGCGATGGCGTAACGTGCGCGAGCAAGTAATGCAATGCAATCCGTTATGTGTTAACTGCGAATCGTTGGGATTGCTGACAGTTGCACAGATGGTAGATCACATCGAGCCAGTGCGATTAGGTGGCGAGTTCTGGGATATGGATAACTTACAACCGCTGTGCAATAGTTGTCATGCTTCCAAGTCCGCGCGAGAACGTAATGCGTCCCCATACGGGGGTAATAATCTATGAGGTACGTGCTCAAAACCGCGGGTCTTATTTTCTTTCACACCCGCGCGAAAATAAATGTACTAAATTTTAGACTATATTTGTAAATATGAAAGGAAGGCCACGAATACCAACCGAAATTAAGATTTTGAAGGGCACCGTCGAGCGAAGCAGAGAATTGGCCGCGCCCATGATTGTAGAACTAAGCGAAGGGGTGCCACAACCTCCAGCGCACTTAAACGCTTTGGGCTTTGAATATTGGGATATCACTTGCAAGGAGTTAAAAAACAATCATTTGTTAACAGGTGTGGATTTGGGTTTGGTTGCTGGATATTGTAATGAATTGGGATTATATAAAAAAGCATGCGGAATGACAGAGGCGGAGGGCGAAGTTGTGTTAAATCGTTTTGGCGATAAAGTTATTTCGCCCTGGTACGATGTTAGGAGCCGGGCACTTAAGCAAGCTACACAAATGGGCCAACTCTTTGGAGTAACGCCAAGCGCGAGGGGCAAGATTGAAACAGGCAAGAGCGCGCCAGTAAGTAAACTAGAACTATTACAAAAATCAAAAATAGCATGAAAAAGAAAATTGAAACAACCGAGCCAGTGGAAGGCGTAACCTTTAGAGTTGAGCCCAGCGGATTGCATTTTATCGTTAGCCGTAACCAAGGCAGCGGCTTTAAGCCATGTGGCAAGGATGGGCTTTGGAGCGATACGCCGCACCTTTACAGAAACCAATACCTTGCGCAGATAGCTTTAGATTATTTCTTTGCGAATAGCTGAGCAATATATTGAGGGGGTAACTTCTGGGCGCGTAATTGTGTGCGAACACGTGCGCAATGCTGTTAACCGCTATCTGTCGGATCGCGCAAACGGTTGGGCGTTTAGTGAAAACTACGCGCAGCACGCTATCGACTTTATAGAACAGCTACAGCACTCGACGGGCGACTATGCCGGAAAGCCGTTTAAGTTGGAAGGGTGGCAGGCGTTTATAGTTTGGAATCTGTTTGGCTTTCTCAATCCAGACGGCAGCAGAAGATTTACGCGGGCTTATGTAGAGGTACCCCGAAAAAATGGGAAATCTACTTTTAGCTCCGCGGTCATGCTTTACGGCTTAATGGCTGACGGCGAAAGCGCAGCGCAAGTTTATAGCGCAGCAACTAAACTTGACCAGGCAATGATGGTATTTGCGGAAAGCGTGAGGGTTTGCCAAAATGTCGACTGGCTTGCAGAATCGTTAACCGTTAACAACAGTGTAAACAATCGCCGCATACTTTACGGGCAATCTGTATACAAGCCGTTGGAATGGAACCCAAGTAAACAGGACGGATTAAATACGCACTTTGCTGTTATTGATGAATACCACGCGCACCCCAACGATGAGCTTTACAATGTATTGCGCAACTCGATGGGAGCAAGGAGGCAACCGTTGTTATTTACAATTACGACGGCGGGCTTTAATCGTGAGTCGCCTTGCTATAAGCATAGGAATTACTGCGCCTCGGTTTTATCTGGAGCGATTGTAGACGATGCTTTGTTCAGCGTCATTTACACTTTGGACGAAGGCGACGACTGGACCGACTCGGCAAACTGGGCTAAGGCTAATCCTAATTGGGGCATTTCGGTTTATCCGCGCCAGTTAGAGCAGGCGCTAACCGAGGCTAAGGAATTTGTACACAAAGAAGTTGAATTTAAAACTAAGCTGTTAAATGTATGGACCGACACGGCAATGACTTGGATAAATGACAGCACTTGGATGGATTGCGCCGAGTTACAAAAACTAGACGGGATTTGTTACGGGGGATTGGATTTGGCGAGCACTGGAGACTTTTGCGCGTTTACTTTGTATTGGCCTGAATACTCTGCCATTAGGACATGGTACTTTTTGCCAAGCGAGGCAGCATACAAAAGAAAGGATGCAGCCGGGGCAAGTATAAGGCAATGGATTGCAGACGGTGTAATTACTGCAACCGATGGCAACGTAACGGATTATAATTTTATCAAAGCACAAATATTAGATTTGGCATTGGAGTTTGAAATTAAAGACATTGCTTACGATCGTTTTAACGCTAGCCAGCTTGTTATTGATTTACAAAACGAGGGCTTGCAAATGTACCCCTTTGGGCAGGGGTTTATATCAATGAGCAGCCCAACTAAGGAACTGGAGCGCCTAGTAAAGGATGGCAGGCTTAAACACGATGGCAACCCAGTAACGCGTTGGATGATGGGTAACGTATTACTAGCGAACGATCCCGCGGGCAATATCAAGATTAACAAAGCAAAGAGCGGGGATAAGGTCGATGGGCCTGTATCTATTGTAATGGCGTTGGGCACGGCTATGCAGGACGCCGCCAAAGAAAAAGAAACAGACTTTTGGTTTATATCGTTATGAGATTTGTAGATGATTTTATGAACAAGTATTATTTTAACCTCCCTAAGTTTAGAACTTACGAGGATGCCTATAACGCAACCGAGGCCGATTACCTGGAAAGGTACGGCGTGCCACGCTATAAAAACTACGACGTATTTCGCTCGGCACTTAGCAGGTGGCTAGCACAGGGGCGGAATAAATAAGATTTGTTAACACGGCAAAATTTAAGCAGTTGTAATTTGCACCGATGAATTTAAGATTTTGGGAACGGAAAACAGAAAAACGCTCGATGCTAACGCAGCCCGCGGACTGGTTTGTGAATACCTTAAACAATATTTTTGGCTACCAAACCAAAAGCGGCCAAGCCGTAAATAATACAACGGCGTTAAGCATTGCATCCGTGCACGCTTGCGTTAGAGTTATTGCCGACGGAATCGCGGGGCTAGGGCTAAAGTTGTATAAAGACGATGGGCAGAGCAGGGACCAAATTATAATCCATTACGCCACAGCTTTAACTAACGAGCCCAACCCTTACCAAACAAAATACGATTTCACAAAGTACATGACTAGCCACTTGGCACTAACTGGTAACGCTTACGCTTTTATTAATCGCGATGTGCGAAACATTGGCATCGAGTTGCACCCAATAGCGCCGCAGTACGTTACCCCTGTTATGCAGGACGGCCTTTTGTTTTACAAGGTTACACTCGCAGGATACCCGGGCATGATTCCTGCAACGGAAATGCTACACTTCAAAGGAATGTGTGGCGACAATCCGCTAGTAGGTTTGAGCCCTGTAGTATTGCACGCAGAAACTTTGGGTATTGACTTGGCAGCAATTAGCCAGAGCGCAGGAGTTTATAAAAATGGAGTATTGAAATTTTTGTTAACGTCCGACGCCCAGATAAAAATAGATCAAGCAGGGCCGTTAAAAAAATCTTTGGATGACGTAATCGACGGGGCAAGCCGTAGCGCTGTGCTTCCCAACGGCATCAAGATGGAAAAATTAAGCCTAAGCCCAGAGGAAGCACAGTATTTGGAAACCCGTAAATTTAGCAGCGAGGAAATTGCACGTATCTTCGGAGTACCCGCGTCAATGATTGGAGCAACCGCAGGGATTAAGTCAAGCGTTGAGCAGGAGTACCAAGATTTTTACGCCCGTACTTTGATGAGCTACGCTATAAACATCGAGCAGGAATTAGCGCGCAAGCTGTTAACAGAAAACGACAAGCTTACGTATTACTTTAAATTTAATTTTAACTCACTATTGAGGGCCTCCGCCAATGAGCGCGCAGACTATTATAATAAAGGCATCCGCGGCGGCTGGCTTTCACGTAACGAGGCGCGGGTTTATGAGGATGTAAACGCGTTTGACGGTGGCGACGAATATTTAATCGAAGCCAACTTAATGCCATCAAGTCAAATTAACGAGTATATGGACGCCAAGATAGCAAACCTTATGGCTACTGCAGACAAAAACAATAACCCCGACGGCGTAAATAATCAAACAATAAACTAACATGAAACAAGAGAGGCGCACATTTACGGGCACCGTCCACACCAGAGCAGACGGCGAAGGCATGCCTAAAGAAATTGGTGGCATCGCTGCCGTTATTAATTCAGTAACTGACCTTGGATATTTTGAAGAGGTGATAATGCCCGGGGCGTTTGACAACGCTTTGAGTAAGGATTACGATATCCGTTGTTTGTTTAACCATGAAGCCGACTTAATTTTGGGCCGCACTAAAGCAGACACTTGCAAAGTTTTTGTAAATGGCGACGGTAATTTAGAATATACTTGGGTTCCAGATTACGAGAACCCTACGCATATGAGCGTCGTGCGTTCTATTATGCGTGGCGACATTACACAAAGCTCATTTGCATTTACAATTAAAGAGCAGACTTGGAGCGAAAGCGAAAAGTACGGAACTATGGGCAAGCGTAAAATAACAATCATCGAGGATCTATACGACGTGAGCCCTGTAACTTATCCCGCTTACGAGGATACAGAAGCAGACGCTCGCAGCATTGCAGCAACAAGAGATCAAGAGTTAGAAATTGAAGCCGCAAAACAAAGTCAAGTAAGTGCGGATATTTTAAAACTTGCTTTAGCCAGATATACAAACTATTAAAAAAAACAAAAATCATGAATAAAATTAAAGCCCTAAAAGAAGAGCGTGGACGTTTGCTAGGCGAATTGTCTACCCTACAATCTACCATCGAGCGTGAAGCGCGTTCAATGGCAGACACAGAAACTAACCGCTTAAGCGAAATCGAAGCTCGTTTGGGCGCGATCAAAGCAGAGGTTGAAACCTTAGAGAAATTGCAAAACCTTGCAGCTCAAGCAGCAGGCCACAGCGCAAGCCGTAGCGAAGAAAAAGAAAAGTCTAACATGGCTAAAGATTACAGCTTTAAGCGCGCGATGGAAATGGCTATTACTGGCCGTCGTGAAGGCGTAGAGGGCGAATTTTCTGCAATGGGTGGTTCTGAATTTCAACGCTCAGGTGTAAGCGTTAGTGCTCACTCAATCAAAATCCCTTCTGAAGTATTTACTCGTGACATGACTGCTACAGGTGGAAGCTCAGGCTCTGAAGGTGGAGTAAATATCCAAACTTCTGTTGGTTCAATTATTGACGTTTTGTTGCCTCGCACAGTATTGGCAGGCTTAGGCGTTCAGCGTTTGAGCGGCCTTGTTGGAAACTTGGATTTACCAACAGCATCAACTTTGCCTTCTGCAGGTTGGAATACAGAGAACGGCACAGCTACCGAAAAGAGCCCTGCTTTCTCTAAAATTACTTTTTCTCCTAAGCGTTTGGCTGCTTACATCCAGGTATCTAATCAGTTGATGTTGCAATCTAGCAACTCTATCGACGGGTACGTGCGTAATTGGTTACTTAATGCTATGGCACAATCTTTGGAAACTGCTGCAATTAAAGGCGGTGGATCTAATGAGCCTGTAGGTATTATCGGTAACGCTAACGTTAACGTA